ATACATCGCCCAAAGGTAAAAAATATATAGGTATTACATGTAGTAAACCTCAAAGTCGTTGGGGGCGTGATGGTAAGGGTTATGCAGACAACACGCATTTTTATTCAGCTATACAGAAGTATGGTTGGAGTAATTTTACACATGAAGTTGTTGCAGAAGGACTATCATTAAAAGCTGCTTCAGATTTAGAATCGAAATTAATTGCTGATTACGATACAATGAATCCGGAGCATGGATACAACCATACTACTGGAGGTAATTGGAGTCACCCGTCCGATGAAGTTAGAGCTCGACTAACACAGATTAAAAAGCAACAATGGAAAAATCTAGAATTCAGGCGTAAAATCGTTGAAGGCAATCGTAAATCTCAAGTAGGTAAAACAATGCCGCTTGAGGTTCGAGGGAGAATAAGCAAGAAGCTAAAAGGTCGCCCATCACCTATGGCAGGTAGACAATGGACTGAAGAACAAAAGCAAGCAATCAAGGGTAGAACTCCTTGGAATGCGGGACTTACTAAAGATCAGAATAGCTCTGTTGCGAAAATGTCACAAACACTTACCGGTAGGCAGTTTAGCCAATCTACATTAGATGCTATGAGTTCAAGCCGCAAACGTAAATTTCAACAAGGATATTCACCTGTATGGATAAATAACGGAGTAGTAGAAACTACGTATGATTCTGCATGTGAAGAGATTCCTGAAGGATTCACAGTAGGTAGGCTTGATAGGAATTTTAGGTTTATCTTTAAAAACAATAAGTGCAGGTACGTACCTGAATCTGAGTTGCCAGAATATCTAAACAACGGATGGCTACTCGGTAGAGGTCCTTCGATAGGTGATAGTATACGCAAATCTAACCAGAAGTATAGATATGTTGTTGATGGGATACCTTTTGATACTGCTCAAGGTGCTACTGATTATTTGAGGACACATGGGTGCCCTAACATCGTGAGTTCTACAGTCACCGAGTTATGTCGAGTCGGGTTCAAAAAATCATCTAAATACTATATGTTAAAGGATCGACTTGTTCGCGAGGATGTTATTCATGAAAATAAAATCGATAACACATAAACACTATGATGACCCTATACCTGTATATGATGTAATAAATGCTGTTCCAAACCATAATTTCATTGTTGAATCAAATGGAACTGCAATGGTTGCACATAACTGTGTAGTTTTTGATGAGTGCAATTTTGCCGCAGCCGGCATAAAAGATATTAATAAAGCAAAAAAGCGTATGAAGGAGAAATATGATACACTTGTTGCTCGTGTCACAGGTACATTCGTACGCCATGGTGAAGTATATGGAAAATTATATATCATAAGTTCTAAGAATAGCGATTCAGATTTCATGGAGGACTATATTGCAGCGCAGAAGCAAGCAAAGAATCCTCACATGTATATTTTCGACAAACCTCAATGGGAAGTGTGGCCTAAATCTAAATATTCTTCTGATAAGATGTTTAAGATTGCAGTAGGTGGTAGGCATTTGAGAAGTTATGTTGTTCCGGATAACCAAATGGATCCTGACAGTTTAGCAGAAATTGCTAAACAAGGATATAAGCTTGTAGATGTTCCTGAAGATAACAAAACAAGATTCTTAGCAGACTTTGATATTGCATTAAGAGATATTGCAGGTATCTCAGTTCCAGGTACTTTATCATTCTTCACACAAGAACTTATCGATAATTGTATTACACACGAACGTAAGAATCCTTTCTACACCGATATTATAAGTGTAGGAGTAAAGGACTCGCTCACAGTAGAGGAATTCTTCCACTTAGAGGCAGTTCCCGATCAACTAAAACGGATGCCGATGTTTATACATCTCGACCTGTCGTTAAACACGGACAAAACAGGTATCTCTGGAGTTGCAGTTTCAGGAAGAAAAGATATTGATGTAGATGGTAGAATAATATCACAACCTATATTTTCACATATATTTACTGTCTCAATCGAAGCTCCTCGTGGATCTAATATTGCATATGGTAAGATTACAGCGTTTATATGCTGGTTACGTAGGCAAGGATTCAATATTGCTGGTATTAGTCGAGACCAGTTCCAAAGTGAATATATGGGACAAATACTTGAAGATCAAGGTTTCACTGTAGCAAAACTATCTGTTGATAGAACTCCTGAAGGGTATACAACATTACGTACTATATTAGCTGAAGGTAGAATGGAAATGCTCGATAATAGGTTGCTGCAAGACGAGATGATCAGGTTGCAACGCGATAGTATGACAGGTAAATTAGATCACCCAGAGAACGGATCTAAAGATGCTTCCGACTCCTTTGCTGGTGCTGTATGGAATGCAGTAAAGAACAACGAAGGCATACCTATCCCTGTAAAATCTGTAGCGAACGCAATATCAGCAATAAATGGACCACGTTATTCAAACTCCGGCGGACTGAATATGTTTCCCGGAATTAGAAAATATTAAAACTTATTTATTGGAGGTAAACACATGTTAGTAAGAAACTTTCTTAAAGCAGGATGTTACGCAACCGTTGTGCCGGTAGGAGTACCTATCACTATTAGATATAGTGAGAAAGGTCTGATTGATCAAGTCACCCGAGGTTACAACAAAACAGAGGTCGGTGATGCCGAACTACTCACTAAATTTATTGAAGATAATGTAGTTCCTAGATCTGCTCCGTGCGAAGGTACTACATGGGTACACGGCATTTTATTTACTCACAATATGATATCTGACACAGTTGCTGTTAGTAGGAGCATTGCTGACAGACTACTGGATAAGTTTATGAAAGATTCTTCTGGATTTCAATTCTACGCAGGTAACGTAGATGCTACATCGCAAGATTTTCATAACGCTGTAGGTGCAAATCAATGGTTAGGGCTTGCAAAGTTCAAAACACTTCCTGGTGTTATCATACCTTCAAACCTTACGGCGGAGAAGTTAGATTCGATTATTAACCTTCCTGGATATGCATTTGACTATCCGCTAGTAGATGGATTCTGGGTATGGGATGGCGATGCTCGTGAATACTACTCAAATGATCTTAAACTACTAGAAGTAGTAGACACTGAAGATGTGTTAGAGCCTATGTCAGGTAAGTCACTAGTTAATCTTTCATTAGCTTCTGGAGAAGTTTGTTCAGTAGATTATTACGAAGCTAAGAAATTCGATATTCGCAGAGGTGACGCACTACTAGAAGATTTCACAGGTAATTTGCTCTATAATTTCATGAGACCGCAGGCTGTCGGTCCTATATACTTCACTTGCAAAACTTGCGGAAGTCAACATGTACTGTCTCTTGATGATATTGCAATTTGCAACAATCCTCACTGCACGTCTGTATTATATCCACAAGTCAATCGCTTCTTATCTATTTTAGGATTCGACAAAGTATCTGTTGAGGATTATAAAGTTATTACAGATAAGTGCGGAAAAGTTTTTATGCTTCCTGATATCTTAGATCTTCCTCAGTATGAAGATAAGACAGTAGATTGCACGTTACATAAGATACTAGAAGCTACAATACCGGCTAAGTTCCTACCGGAATCTTCCAAGTTGATTGGGTCGCTTTTGCAAGATTCTAATAATTCTGAAAAGACTGTAATGTATTACTTGCAGCATTTTGATAGGTTCCTGCAATCGAGTAATTATACACTTGACTGCAGCATACATACTTGGTTAGCTGATGCACGTAACTTGCTTGAATTGCAAGCAGTTATTGATAATCCGCATATCCATATTGTAGGTGGCGGCAAGAAGTTTGAAGGTGCTCCGATATTTCGAGGTAAAACCATCTTAGTTACTGGCAGGTTCTTACATGGTAGCTTTGATGAAATTAGTTCCATTTTCGCAAGTTACTCCGCAAAAACTACTGCACAATTCGACACTTCTGTTAATTGTCTTGTAATTGGCGATATGAAAGAAGACATTAATGGTGGAATTGTCAATCAATGCCGTAAAATTAATCTTCCTATCTTTAGTGAAACCGAATTTTTCAACAAGTATGAGATTGACTCAGATATGTCAGAGAACCTTTAATAATTTTGGAGGATTACAAATATGGCTATGAATTGGATGAAGCGAATGCTTCCACGTCGAAACAAATATCATCAAGAACATTCGTGGCTTCGCACTATCATAACTGGTGGTTTATACAGAATGTCTGATATGCGTGGTAACGCAGATTTTGCTGACATAAAAACACAAATTGATACCATGCGGGCTGTTGCACGTGATTCTCAAATAAGCACAGCGCTTTCATATTACGCAACAGATGCTACTACAATAAATACTGCAGGACAAATAATATGGGCAACTGCTGTAGATGATCAGTATCAAACTGTTGCGGATATTGTAAATGAGCTATTCAAACGCTGGAATATTAATAACTACGCAAGGGATCATATTTTAGAACTAGCTACAATAGGTAATTTATATATCCCTACTACATTGCTGTACAGTGCGCCAGCTAACATGTCATCGCAAAAAGGTATTGTATTAGATAACAATACTATACCAAATGAGGAATACGACATAATACCATCTACACAAATACCTCCTGAGACCATTGTCCATGTATGGCAATACGGTAGACCTGTTGGATTTATCCTGGAACCTGATGACTCTATGCAAGCCGATGGTACGCTCCTTATCCCAGAGCAAGCTTGTATACATTTTTCACTAGGAGGACTGTTAGGTAAGTACAAGATTGTAGCATCAACTGTAGAGGGTGAGCAACAAGAATATGATATTCAGTTTGCTACACCTCTCATGTCCCAAGCAGTGCAACCTACGCAAACGCTTAGCCTGCTTGAAGATGCTACTGTGCTAAGTTCCTTAAGTAGGACTATAAAATTCCTGAATGTAGAAGCTGGTACAGAAGAAACTGAAATACGCAACGCCTTGCAGCAAATTAAGGATGCTATTGAACAGCAGTTATCGCTCAATACTGCGACAGGAGATGCACAGTCATTTGTAAATCCTCAGAGCCCTAACAATTTAATCTATTTACCAAAAATCAACGGCAACGATGCTATATCTATAACAGATTTAAACATGGCAGAAGCTTCTGATGCTGATAACAAGCTATTAGAGTATTATCAGGACAAGAAATTGTCTGTATTAGGTGTTCCTAAGGAAGCAATGAACTTCTCTTCTAATGAAGGATTAGGAGGCGCAGGTTCTGTATTATCTCAAAGATCTGCATTGTATGCAAACGCATTGCAGCGTCTCGAAGTAGCGTATATCAACGGATGGACTGATGCACTCAATAAATACTTCCTCGCAAGGAATATGACAGGATTTATTGATAAGTTCGTACTGCATATGAATCCTATAATTACTACACAGTCTACTGTTCAATTTGACAAGCGTGATTCTGCTATCAGTCAAGCATCATCGATTGTGGAGATGCTTAAGAACTTAGGCGTTAAAAATGCAGGTGATTATACTACAGCTATTACTGAGATACTTACAGAAGTATTACCTCAGACCGGTGCAGCTGCAAATAGCTGGGACATTGATGTGTCTGCAGGAGAGGAGGGTGGTCCTAGTGGTTTCTAATTTAGAGTTAACAAATTTATTCTTCAAGGAATTGAAGTCTTACAATTCTACTAATTTCAGAACACTAGCTACTGCCGATTTGACAAAAGATGATCCGGCAGTACACAAAGCATATTCAAGCGTTGTAACTAGATACTTAATCTTCTGTGATAAGCACCCGGAAGTTTCAAAAAGCGATAAAAATATGCTATATTTCAAGTTGAAGATTGATATGATTGCATATTACTTTAGCCAATATCCTGATGGGGATTTAGACTATTTGAAAGCATTTCAGCTTGAATTGCTCCAGTATCTCAAATCTAAAAAATCCGCAGAGCCTTTAACTGACACAGCTAATGTTGTCGCTACTACTGCATAATAGGAGGTTTAACATGGCTGATCCGTTACGTTATAAGATTTCCAGGTGGACGCAATTACCTATGTGTTTATCTAATACTAGTAAACATTTCAAATTGCATGTCGCTAATATTTCAAAGGGTCCTTCCTTAACAGGATTGAGAATCACTGTAGAACATTGCATGTTTGGTACAGTATTTGCTACAGTATTAGACCCTGTAGGTGAGTTAATCTATCCGGAATACGCTAATAGATTGAGTAATGAGGATATACTCAAGCAGCTAGAAAACTTTGGATTTCTCATAACATATGAACCTGAATCAGCGTTACCTGCAGAACAAGTCACTTATCTGCAAAATCTTCTAGTATTAGGGTTTGATAAATTGAGAATACTTCCTGTAAAGTTTCCTGACGGTCTTGTCAAGATAAAGGTTGTAGTATTCAATGTAGAGCAGAATCCTAATTGGCTTGCATACCCATATGAAGCATCTTATAAAGAATGGGTGAATGCTTTATCTAAAACCGGTAGTGCTGTGAATATCACAGATGTCAGTTTAACTAAGCAGTTCGATTGGAGCTGGCTCAATTATGTTGCTAACATTCAGGACATTCTAGATAATCAAGGTAAGGAATGAGTTAAAGATGGTGCACAATCTGATTGGACAAGATATTGAATTGATGCGTAAGCGGTATGACGAAGCCCTTACACTTCGAGGTATTCCTGCAAAATATCAGCACCCTTTGATGGCTGATACTAATGCACAAGGTGAACCTGTAGTAGAAGCTTATTCCGAATACATAGACACGCACATATTCTTTGATGGTAATCCAAAGATCAAAACTTTCAAGCGATATGGATGGGTAGTAGAAAACGATAGTGAACTTCCATTCTTGCTCCATTGTAGCTTCAACTTGCCCAATGTACAGCGTGACAGTTTATTTACAATATCTGGTCAATATAGCGGACTTCCTGACAGGGTGTTCCGAGTAACTGAACTTACTATGGATCTGCAAGCACCGGATCACCTTATTGCACAAGTAGTTCCTGTATACGACAAACAGACAGTCGGTCGCACAGAGCATGAGGTCAAGAAAACATTCAACACTTCTAATCATTTCCTCAACCCGAATGTGGACTATAGGGGTCATGAATATGTTACAAAGGAGGATACATCTAGATGATCTGGGTTTATGACAACGCTATTGTTAAAGATTTAGAGCAATCCTTCAATAGAGGAAACACTGGCACACCTGTCGTTAAAGTAATTTCTCCGGAGAATATCATCGGAATAGCTGCACAGATCAAAAATGATGATGTAACATTTCCGATAGTAGCATTGAATAGAGATCCTAATACTCCTATTGATGATACTCGCTATAATTTCACAAGGGCACAATTTGGAGTGCCCGCAGGTATTGACACAGAAACTAATATACTGTATAGTGAACGAGCTATTCCTATTGATTTAAAATATGAAATGACTATACTCACTACAAATACCGCAGATATGGATGAAATGATTAAAGAACTTATTTTCAAATATACAGGTCAATATTTCCTTACTGCAGAACTCCCATATGAGTCTAAGCGTAAGATACGATTTGCAGTAGAGATTCCGGCAGGATCTAATATTGAAAAATCTTCGGCAAGTTCGGAATATTCTTCATCAGGAACACTTTACCAATCTATCATACAATTACATTGCAAAGGCTGTGTATTAATTTCATATACCGGAAGGCATTTAAATAGATATGAATTAGACACTACAATAGGTATAAAGAATCCACAATCTTAAACCTTTTATCTTTGTATATAAATAATTGAATTTTGATCTGCAATTAAAGAACCTCTTCAATAGCAGTGAGATAAGTTCTGAACATTAACTAAAAATCTTAAGGAGGAACATTAAATGGCTCAGATCACAATTAATGAAGTTTCATCTAATTATGGCTTCAATACTGGGACTAACTCATATGCTGCAGTAGCATTGCCGATTACAGCATCTTGGGGTCCTGGATATTTTGCAGAACAGCCCGGCGACGAAACAGCACTGGAAGAAACATCCTGGGTTCGCTATCCAGCAACACAAGCAGGTTTGGAGAGTTTTATTGCTGCATACAGAGGACCTGCAACAAACTATCGCCTTTCTAAGGACTATTCCTATCAAATGGCATTAACACTTTTGAATGCTGGATACGATGTCCTAATTTGTCGTCTCTGCCCTGGTGCAAAAGCACACGGAGAATTAGGTGATGTAGCAAGGTATGAGCTCCTCGCTACACAGCCGGCTGATTGGAGTTCGAATTATAGTAGCTATTTCACACATACAGTAGGTGGTGGATACTCACCTGTTGAAGGCGTAGAAGTAATTGACTATGCTGATGTCCATAGTGGCAATAAACCTGAAGATTGGGATCAGAAGTGGAATACCGATTACTTTACACAGGATGTTGATCCTGAATCTCCTACTTATGAAGAGTACATACTAAATCAGATTCAAACTTGGACTGATGCTAAGGCACAGGCAGGTGGTATCTACAAGAAGACTACAGATACTGTAGCACCTACATTTGCTGTAGATACATATTACAAGTTGATTGATCCAGCAACAGAATCTGCAATCACATTCACAGCAAAATATCCCGGATCATTTGGTAACAATATACAAGTATCGCTTACAAAGAAAGCATACACAATCGGCGGCGTTGTAACACCTTATTGGAATCTAATTGTATATGTAATTGATTCGCTCGGAGTTAAAACACCTGTAGAAAACCTCGTATTCGTAATGGAGATTGCACATTCTACAGATACATTGCTGCATTGGTCTGAGGTTGAGTCTAATTTCGTAGATCTTGACGTAGACGAAAGTTGCACAGACGATATGGAACTTGCAGTTTCAACTGTTACGCTTGCAGAGGGTAGCGATAGGGCTGGAGAAGTTCCTACGGATACTGTCGAATCTGTTCTTGACCAAGCATCTAAACTTGCAGAAAAACGTTTCGATGCTGAAGGCGGAGTAGGTACTATGTATCGAGCTGCAATTGAAGGTGTGCTTTATTCTTCGATATCTACTGCAAGTAAACCTGCTGATTGGGACACTGCATGGGGTACGGATTACTATACATTAGCTGCTACTGGATATGTTTTGAATACAATTCAGGATTGGGATCTAGCAAAGATTCAACCTGGCAGATTGTATCGACAGTCTACCGACGTAACCAGAGCATACAATATTCGTTACATGGAGTGGCTATACACTGCAGCAGTTTGCGGAGTATATGATCTCTTAGACGATAAGCTCACATATAACCCTAACAGAGTTGTTTCACCTGGATGGGATGATCAGAATTATGCAGAACTCGGCGCAGAAATTCCTGAGTTAAACCAGTGGGAGATTTCACCTATTCACAAGACACTTATGAAGTGCGCATATTATAGCAGATGTGCAACAGCTTACATCGACATTCCTAAGAGTCTTCCTAGAGGTGCTGTATACGAAGAGCCGGGTGAATCTGACGGTTACGCACAAATGCTCGCAAGGTATACACCTGACGTTGCTAATGTAAACAATCTGCTCTTCTCTTCACATTCTGCATTATTTGCACCGTGGGGCCAGTACGCATATGTAGGCACATCTAAGCAAACAGTAGCATCTCCTTCATTCTTAGCACTGATGATCCAGAGAGCACAGATCCTCAATCAGTCAATTCAGTATGAATGGGAACTCCCTACAAACCGCAAGCACAATCTCAAGATCGGCAAGCTTGATTACAATGTACCTAAGAAGCTGCTCGACATCTGGCAAACACTTGAAGGCGTAGGTGTAAACATCATTGCACAGATTCCTGATCTTGGAATGAATGTATGGGGTAACTCAACACTCTACGAAGTACCTCCTGCAACATATCAAGCACTCGCAAATCTCAGTACAAGATGGCTTGTAAATGCAATCGAGGATGTGGTATACAGAGTTGGTATTTCCATCACATTCCAATATAATAATAGCGAAGCATATTCGGCATTTTATGCGGGCGTAAGTCCTATCTTGGATACTATGCGGAATGTAGGTGCGATTGATGATTACTATATCACGATGTCAGCAGATATCAACGGAGTTGATTCCGTAAACGCGAATAGTGTAATTGGTAAGATTTATATCACAGTCAACGGTGTCATCAACGATATCACAGTTGACCTCATTGCACTTCCGCCGTCAGTATCACTTGATCAGTTCCGCGGATAATCGTTATTGTAGATGAATTCGATATTTTGCTGCATCTGAAATATGGTGCAGCCAAAAAAAAATATTCAAGGAGAGTTTGAACTATGAAGAAACATTTTAGAAAAACACCCAAGACAACTATAAAGGCTTCAACAGGCGGAGCTCCTGTAACTTTAACAATGCAATATGTATGTGAAGGGTCGGAAACTCCTCGCACTGTCAATATACATGGAGATTCCACATTAGACGCACTGAAGAAAGCACAAGTATTTTTATTAGGTGGCAGCAATCCTTCATTAGAGGATTTTCGCGCTGAAATTAAGGCAGAGCTTGACGAAGAGTGGTTAAGCGTAGAAGATGCAATCGATGTGATGAGTTCACCTGATGGTGGTACACTAGCAGTCGAAATCAAGGATCAGAACGGTAACGTGCTATTAACTACTCCTTGGGCTGTTGAGCAGGACGAAGATATTTGGTGATACATTTAAACATGCATTGTATAGCCCTTGCCGGAAAATCGGTGAGGGCTATATTTTTAACTGCTTGCAGAACCTTAATTAATTGTAACTAACAAAGACGCGGAGGTATCCACAATGCCTAAAATGGAAGTAGGACTTGCAGTCTGGATGGCTACATATCATACTGATCTTTATGTTGATACTTGTATGAATGATAAGAATCACATGACACCTGAACTTTATGCAGAATATCAAGCATGGCTGAAAACTGAGCAAGGTTCTGAGTATGTGAATTGGCAATATTTCAATGAAAGGTGAAGATATATGAAACAGTTTACTAAGTTTCCTCGCGGCATGAAGAGCACAAAAGCGATTAAAGCTGCTCATGCGCTCTATGGATGGGAACCTAAATTTGAAGGGCAATGGAGCGACGCGGAAAAAGAACTTTGGGAGAACACGGACTGGAAAGCTCGTAATTTTGAAGAGGTACCTGTAAGTCAAGATACATTTGAAGGCAAAATTACTATTTACGGAGACGGTCCTAAACGCACTGAACCGGTTACCTTCAGAAAATACATCTGCCCTAACACAACATTTCCTCCTTACTATGCACCTGCTTGGGACACTGCTACGCAGAAAAAGATGAATCGCATGTATGCTGGCCCCATGTATGACGGACATAAACACAACGGTTATAGTGTGCATGACAGGCTAGAAACTTACGAACTGTATGATCAGCTTAGTAGGTAAGTAGCTATTATGAAAAGATACATTAGGTCGGGCAGATATCGTAGAGATTGTGATATATCCGGTGAGCTTACACCGGCATATGAGCACGAACTTGCAGATAAAATTGAATCAATCGTCCTTAAGTATTTTGAAACACAGGGTGAGCCTTATTATGGTGCCACTGTAATTATGTATACTTCATTTAGCTAGATTTTCCATACACATTTACAATATGCGCAGATCCTCCGAGATCTTGGCACTACCCTGAATTATTTCTGAAACCTGGTGCTGCAAAAAACCAATTCAAATCAGAAATCGACACATTACTAGAGCAAGAAGGCTTTACTAAATCTAGGTTTAAAATACCAAATAATCAATTCCTAAGTATCTCGTTTGAACGATAATTACACCTCCAGATCGTTAATGTAATTACTACTTAATTATCTGGAGGTTTATTATGATAAAATCTAGGTTAGGTGCCGGTATGGTATCTTCTGATAAAGATATACTTGATAAGCTCTTACAGGAAGCTGTTAGTGTAACTGGTAATGATTATGCTTCTGTTTTAGAGTATGTGATTGCATATATTCTAGAAGGCGATTATCCTAGTTCGCTGAAATCTCATGCGCTTCGAACGTCTAGTTGGCTTAAAAAGTATGTATATGAGTATGTTCAAGTACACTGAGAACCTTTTATATTCATATAAACACTGATAAGGTGGTGTAAGAATATGAAAACATACATTAGAGCGTCGTCTAACGAAGCTTTGCCGGAAATAGTAGAAATCAAACTATTAGACGGTTCACAACGTGATGATGTGTTGCTTCCAGGCACTTTCTTCTTAGACGCCTGGGATAGCAACGATGACGAAATATGGATCGGAGTTGATTGCGACAATCAATCTGAATATGTATTAGAAACTGCGTTAGAAGGTACGCTATACAGCAACAGTTCGCTGTATGAAGTATTAGTACAATTTACAGATAGATATGATATATCATTTGATTTTGTGCGACAGATATTTAAGTTCGCAAGAAACTACATCACGAGGTGATGCGATATGAAAGAAATAAGTAATACGCTATCTGCCGATACTATCGAAAACATGTACCTTGCGGAATTGCATTATCAAGGTATCTCAATAACTAATGACCCGAGGTTACGCTATGATATTGTGCATGAATCTGTAAGGCTACTTCTTGCACAATACGGATCTGACATTACTACAGACCCAAGCTACTGCTTAGATCAAATCAGAGCACAAATCTATGATATAGACGCAAATTATCCTGAATACTTTATGACAGGGGAGGAACTCTGAAACACTCAAGTATGAACCGCTAATCCTTCTTGATTTTTTACTTCTGAAAATACCTTGCAGCCTGTAACAACGCTGTAAGGTATTTTTAGTGTAGTTAAAATCGTTATAGTAAGCACATAGATGAAATATTATGTAATTGCAGGGAGGTAGCAGTAATGATAGCTTGTGACAAGTGCGGAAAGGAACTACTGCATCGCAGATATATGATAGATGAGTATGACTTTTGCCCTGACTGTTATTGGGAGTATAATAAGCGTCGTGGAAGGTTAGAGAAATTAATAGATAAGAAGATGAAAGAATGGGTAAAAGGGGGCAACAAATGATGGATTGTAAGGAAGCTATCGAGGTGCTGAAGAACTACACTTGTGCTTGCAAGTATGGTACTTCACCAGTTAATTGCAGAGACACAGAATGTGAGTTTGGTCAGGCAGTAAGAGTGTTAGCACAGGAGGAAGAGAATGGCTAAATATACTTGCGATAAGTGTAAATTTAAGATGGGAACATTGGCCGCATATCCTGTTTACTCGTACTCAAAAGAAAAGATAGTTATACTGTGTGCGAGGTGCAAAAAGGGACATGAGAGGGCAATGAGAAAAGCGGACGAGAGATTTTTTGAGGAGGCAGAGAATGCAACTGATAATTGATATACCTGAAGAAATAGTAAAAGCAATACAGAATGGAGAAGATTATAGGTATGATATTCATACCGCAATAGCACAAGGCACACCACTTCCTAAGGGACATGGGAGATTGATTGATGAGAAAGTCGCATATAGGAAATTCTATGCACGCTGTTTAGCAAGCATAGCAACGGCAGTATTTGCTGAAACGCCGACAATCATAGAAGCGGATAAGGGAGATATAGAGAATGGTTAAAGAAGAAATTTTAGAATTAATTGTTAAGAACAATCTTGAGGTAGAAGTATATGATATGCTTCATTACATAATTATTGCTAAAATGGATGATTCAGCGCATCAGTTAGCAAATAAGGATTCTGAACTGAAGCTCATAAAGAAATTTGCTAACGCAAATAAATTAGATGTTATACAGGACATTCTAAAGGAGGCAGAGAATGACACCAATTGAACTGATAAGATTGCTTGATAGCGGAATGGTTGAAGAATTAAAGATGTACTATAACGGAGAAAAGACCGTAGTTAATATTCACAATATTCCTAAAATAATGCCCGAATATGAAGTCAGTAAACTTTGGAATAGTGAGGACGGTAAGGGCATTTCTGTTCTTTTGGCAGATAATATGGAGCATTACCCTATACCAAAGTTCGTTGAGGATAAAACATATACGGACAAGACAATGTAAAGATGTGAAGGAGCAAATTGGCATGAAAACAGGACAATGGATAGCAACACAAGTGATTGGAATGCCTGAAATTACTATAACTTGCTCAAACTGCAAAGATGCGTTTATCGGTGAGAATGACATAGACACTTGGAAGTCCGTATATCATTATTGCCCCTCTTGTGGTGCTTATATGGGCGAAGATGTTAGGAGCAAACCTGTACCTTGGAAACTGGTAAATGAGACAGAGAAATCACTTCTATATGGATATGAAGAATATCGAGTGAAAAATTGGTTGTTCTTTGATAAAGAAATGTGTCGCTGCTGGGGTTACTATGAAAGGTTTGAAGTATATGATGATACAACGATGTGTAAGACGGATTCCACTAATGGTGCAACGTGGAGTGATTATTTTGCTAACAAATATAGTTCAAAGTACGGACGATGGCAATCATATGACTTGATAATGGATTTGGACACGATAGAGTTCATATCTGACGTTCTTATGAAGATTAAATCGGAAAAGGGTGAGGAAGAATGAGTGATGAATTAAAACCTTGTCCGTTTTGCGGCAGTAGTGCAACCGTATGGTATCGCATGGACAACACAGCAACTGTTGAATGTAATAACGAATATTGCGGCTGTACTTACGGAGATAATATGTCTCTAACAGATAAAGAAGCTGCTAAGTTGTGGAATAGGAGAACTTACAATGAAAGTAAGTGACGAAGAAATGAATAATGATTTAATCAGCCGTGAGGCTTTGAAAAAGGCAATAGAAGAAGTCCAATATACACAAGACTTTTGTGTTGAACATCAAATTGACTATTCTATAAGTATGCAAATGTTAAGAATGGTTATCGACAATGCTACGACAGTTTGTGGAAACAATCCAAAGTGGTGTGAAAGTTGCATATCAAACGTCAAATGTGCAAGCACAAGATTACAAAATGAGCAGAATATTGAGGATGAAGAAGCTGAAAAACACTTCATTACGGCATGTAGAGATATGGCTGTAGAAGAGGGTTTACCTTTATATTTTATTTACTATAATGAAACAAGCGTTTTAGAAGTTTATGTAACAGAGACCGAAGAGTTATTTGAGAAACGACATTGCCTTAAACATCTACCTAAATATGAATTTAAATCGATTGCAAACAAATATTTAGATGGTTATTTGGAGTGGAAGGGGAAAGAGAACAATGATAAAAGTGGAACTTAATGTATGTCCTAATTATAATTCATGTTTTGCACGAAGAATGACACTTCTTGAAAGTGAAGCTGATTCTCATTGTCTTGAATGTGATTTATATCGGAGTTATAGTTTAGGATTTTCTGCTGGTGTGAAGCAAGCAGTTGATGCTATGAATAGTGCTAAACCATTGTTGACACAGTCGTTTAGCAGAAAGGGGTGAGGAAGAATGAAAATAACAGATGAAGATTTTGGAATTCTTGCTGTATGCGCAATTAGATATTGTCAAGGCAGAATGAGTTACATGCCAGGTTTAGTTAGAGGGATAATACAATGTCACATTGAGGGAGTAACAGATAAGGATTTACAAATATTGATAAATGATTGCGAGTATCAATCAAATATGCAACTTTGGGGTGATGGGCAGATTGACAAGCAAGGTTGGCTTGAGTGGAAAGACTTCTTGATAAAAGAGCAAAATAGGAGAAAAGCATAAATCGTTATAATGATTATAAAGCATACGAAGTTGTAGCTGATAAGGAGGAGTAGTATTATGATACACAAAATAGTATGTTCTAGATGCAACAAGATTGTTGGAAGTTATGTTGATGAGGATGTAACTATTCAAATATTTCCGTTTGCATTGGAAAAACACTTGTATAACGGGCCTGACCTATCGTCCTTACAAGTAGCAAAAAATTTCAATTCTGACATATTCTGTTCAGATTGTGCTAACAAACCTAAAGGTGGCGAAGCGTGATTAAAATAGATAATGTAGATATGCCGATTAATTGCAGTTGTTGCCCTTGTCATGATGGTGAGAATGACGTGTGTAGGCTTGCAGAGCAACTTAAACCTTCCTATGAAGAACGTCCGAGCAGTTGTCCTATGACGAATGCTGAACCCGCAAACATTGCTACAATCGATACAATCAAAAATCGAGTTGAGAGAATGATTTGCAAGTTCTGTACCCATTACAACGACGGGAAGTGGTCAGAACCTTGTGTATTATGCAAAATTTCGCAAGTATACATGATACTATATTTGGCTCGTGGCGAGTCGGAGGACGAGGAATGACACAATTATATTATGATACTTTTGCAGACGAAGTTGTAGCTGATATTGATGAAATTGCACCACCGGAACGGTATATAAGAGTGCATTGCGGTAACGATGTGTTTATTGAAAAGTGGTTTGTAGGTAATAATAACTTCATAGAAGTTGCCTATACCGCATTTGATCGTGAAAACGGTTTTGATTATTCAATCCGTAGGTCAATGGAAGAAAATTATAATGTTCGACTTCGATATATTACAGATTGGACCGTTACAGAGGAACATTACAAGAAGATGCAGGGAGCGACAGGAGGCAGAGAATGAAT